GTGTGGGACATGTCGGAAGCGCAGGCCGACATCACCCCGTTGACCGCGGCGACCGCTGCGTTGCGGGCGCTGGAAGCGATTCCCGAACGGCAGGCTTCGCCTGAGCCGTTCTTCCTGATCTGAGGAGGCCGGTGTGAAGAGCAAGATCGCCGCCGGCCTGCAGATCGCAGGCGCATCGTCGTTCGTGGTGGCCGGGTTCCTGGTGCACGTGGTGGCCGGGTTCGCGGTCGCCGGTGTGCTGGCGCTGGTGTTCGGCATCGCGCTCGAGCGCGAGACGCACGATGTCGTTGCGGACCCTGTCGAACCGGCCGAGCCGCCGGTGGGGGAGAAGCCCGAGCCGTTCCCCGGTGACGCCTGATGCTCGGTTCACTGCGCCGCAAGAATGTCACCCTGTCGTCGATCGGGCAGTCGGCCACCTGGGCACAGGCGCCGCACTGGCAGCGTGAGATGCTCAACGGTGGGAACGGGCTGTGGATGGCCGGTGTCCCGCAGGGTCGCAGCGAGACGATCGAGGCGAACTTCGTCGAGCTCGTCCAGAAGGCCTACAAGGTCAACGGCCCGGTGTTCGCGTGCATCCTCGCCCGGGCGATGCCGTTCAGCGAGGCGCGGTTCCTGTTCCAGGAGGTCATCGACGGCCGCCCCGGCCGGCTGCGCGGCGGCGCCGGGCTGGATCTGCTCGACAACCCGTGGCCGAACGCGACGACCGGTGAGCTGCTGTGGCGGATGGAGCAGGACGCATCGATCGCCGGGAACTCCTACCTCACCCCGGTCGGCAAGGCCCGCAAGCGCATCCGCCGGCTGCGTCCCGACTGGCTGACGATCGTGTCCGGGGTCGCGGAGGACGAAACCCTGTCGCAGTTCCATCTCGAAGCCGAGGTGCTCGGGTACATCTACCAGCCCCGCGGCGTGCCGAACCCGCCGGCGCCGGTGTTCCTGACGCCTGACCGGGTGGTGCACTACTCGCCGATCCCGGATCCGGAGGCGCAGTGGCGTGGCATGTCGTGGCTGCAGCCGATCGTCGACGAGATCCTCGCCGACAACGAGGCGACGAAGCACAAGCTGAAGTTCTTCGAGAACGGCACCACGTCGAACATGATCGTCACCTACGACGCATCGGTCGACGCTGCCGCGGTGACGCGGTTCAAGGCGCTGTTCGACGAGTCGCACGTCGGCACCCGCAACGCGTACAAGGCGATCCACCTCGGCGGGGGAGCGGACGCGAAGACGCTCGGCGCCGACATGAAGCAGCTCGACTTCAAGGCCACCCAGGGCGCCGGCGAGACCCGCATCGCAGCAGCGTCGGGTGTAGGTGCGATCATGGCGCGGTTCTCCGAAGGCCTGCAGGGCAGCTCGCTGAACGCCGGGAACTACGGCGCGGCGAAGCGCCAGTTCGCCGACATGACGCTGCGGCCGCTGTGGCGCACCGCGTCGGCGGCGCTGTCGAAGCTCGCGCCGCCCCCGGCCGATCACCGCCTCTGGTACGACACCCGAGACATCGAGTTCCTGAAGGAAGACCGCAAGGATCAGACGGAGATCCTGCAGCAGTCGGCCGCGACGATCAACACGCTCGTGACAGCCGGCTACCTCCCGGACGCCGTGATCGACGCCGTCGAGGCCGGCGACCTCTCCCGCCTCACCGGCAAGCACTCCGGCCGCTACAGCGTCCAGCTGCAGGCGCCGGGCACCACCGCCGCCGGCGACCCGGTACAGCAGACGCTGCCCATCTGAAGGAGGCCATCGTGCCGACGAAGTCACTCACCAACGTGCGCATCAAGGACGCCTCGCTCGGCATCGTCGAAGCGGTGTTCGCGTCGCACCTCGTCGACCCTGCCGCGCTGAAGTCGTGCGGGCCCGAGGTGATCGACAAGGACGGCGACGTGACCCTGAAGGGCGCGTTCACCGACGGCCAGCCTGTCGTCGTGTCCGCCTACGGCCACGGCTCGTGGGAGGGCAAGCTGCCCATCGGCAAGGGCACGATCCGCGAGGTCGGCTCGGAGGCGATCGCGACGCTGCAGTTCTTCATGAAGACCCAGCACGGCGCCGACGCGTTCGAGACGGTGCAGCAGCTGTCCGAGGACGACCTGCAGGAGTGGTCCTACTCGCTGCACGACGTGCAGTCGACCCGCGGTCAGGTCGGCGGCAAGGCCGTGCGCATCCTCGAGCGCATCGGCCTGGTGAAGGAAGTGTCGCCGGTGCTGATGGGCGCCGGCGTCGCGACGCGCACGCTCGCGACGAAGCAGCACAAGCAGCTGGACTCCTCGATCAACCGGCTGCTGCGCGCCGCCGGCCGCGCCCGCTGGGCCGGCTGGACCTACGTCGAGAACTACGACCTCGACGAGGGGTTCGTGATCTACGGCATCGAAGGCTACGACGGCACCGGCGAGCGCTACGTGCAGGTCGACTTCACTCGCACCGACACCTCCGTCACCCTGGGCGACGTCGAGGTCGAGGTGCACGAAACCGAGGTGTACCTCCCGAAGCAGGGCGGCCGCCTCCAGTTCTCTGAGAACGTCGCGGCGGTCGTGGCCGACGTCGACGCGCTCACTGCAAGGGCATCGGAAGTCGTGGCTCTCCGTGCCGAGAAGGGCAAGTCGATCAGTGACACCACCGCCGAGCAGCTGCGCCACCTGGCCGGCCGCCTCGAGCAGGTGAAGGCGCTGCTCGCCAAGCCGACCAACGACAACCCCCCCGACGAGCTGCAGCACGAGCTGCTGCGGTTCGCGTCCCTCGCACAAGGAGTGTGACCCCCATGTCCGCAGTTCTCGAGTTCCCCGAGCTGAAGGAGACGGAAGGCAAGATTGCCGACCGCCAGGCCAAGCTCAAGACCATCTTCGCCGAGGCCGGCGACACCCTCGACATGTCGAAGGTGAAGTGCATCGACGGCGACAGCGCCGCCAAGGTCGCGGCGATCCGCGAGCTGAACGACGAGCTCGCCGACCTGTCGACGAAGCGCGACGAGCAGCTGGTGCTGCTCAAGGGTGCCCGCAACGCGGCGTCCGACGAGTGGGCCCCCACCGTCGAGCGCGGTGACGGCAGCCGCGGCCCGTCCCGCAAGTCGTTCGGCCAGCTGTTCGCCGAGTCCCCGGTCCGCACTGGCGGCATGGGCACGAAGGCCGAGATCCCCGGCGAGCTCAAGACCCTGTTCCAGCGCTCCGCTGGCTGGAACCCCGAGTCGATGCGCGATCCCGGCTACCTGCCGGCCGCGTCGGCGCCGCTGATGGTGATCGACCTCATCCCGCAGATCCCGACCAAGCAGGCCGCGGTGAAGTACATGGAGCAGACGACCCGCACCAACAACGCGGCGGAGCGGGCCGAGGGCGGCGCCTACGGCGAGGCAGCCTTCGCGCTGACCGAGCGGTCGGTGACCGTCGAGACCGTCGGCGTCTGGCTCCCGTACACCGACGAGCAGATCGAGGACGAGGAAGAGGCCGCGGCGATGATCGACGCCGAGCTGCCGATCATGCTGTGGCAGCGCCTCGACCTGCAGCTGCTGGTCGGCGACGGCTCGACGCCGAACATCCTCGGCGTCAACAACAAGCCGTCGATCCAGACCCAGGCCAAGGGCGCCGACCCGGTGTTCGACGCGGTCCACAAGGGCATCACGAAGGTGCGCGTGACGGGCCGCGCGTACCCCAACGCGGTCGTGTTCCACCCGAACGACTGGCAGGACATCCGCCTGACCCGCACCGCCGACGGCATCTACATCCTCGGCAACCCGGCCGACGCCGCCCCCGAGCGGCTCTTCGGTCTCCGCGCGGTCCAGTCGGACAACCAGACGGAGAACACGGCCGTGGTCGGCGACTTCGCCAACTACAGCCAGCTGCGCGTGCGCCGCGGTGTCGAGGTCGAGAAGACCAACGCCCACGACACGTTCTTCATCAACGGCAAGCAGGCCATCCGCGCCGGCGTCCGCGTCGCCGCGGTGTGGCGCCGCGCCGCGTCGTTCTGCACCGTCACCGGCATCTGAGCCGGCCCACCCACGAACCCAGGGGGCGACGCCACCAGCCGGTGGCGTCACCCCCCACCTGAACCCTCTCGAAAGGACCAACCATGCCTGTCATCTCAGGTGGAACCATCATCGACGGCGCAGGCCGGCGCATCCAGTCGTTCGCAGCGGGTTCCCCCGCGCTGGGTTCGACCACGGCCGTGCACGCCGCCCTGGCCGTGCTCGGCTCGGGCGGCCCCCAGGTCGTCAGCACCGGCATCACGAACCCGGCCGTGTGCCGCAACGTGACCGCCACCTCCGGCGGCACCGCCGCCGACATCAAGGCCGTGCAGGTGACCGTGACCGGCACCGACATCAACGGCAACGTGATCAGCGAGACCCTGCCGGTCTTCACGGGCGACACCGCCACCACCGTGACCGGCTCGAAGGCGTTCGCCGCCGTGACGTCGTACAGCGTCCCGGCGATGGACGGCACCGGCGCGACGGTCGCGATCGGCACCGGCGCCAAGCTCGGCCTGCCGCAGTGCCTGTCGCGCGACTCCGTCGAGCAGGTGTACCTCAACGGCGTGCGCGAGTCGACCCGCCCGACGGTCGCGTTCTCGTCGACCGCCGTCGAGTCGAACACCATCACGCTGTCGTCGGCCCTCGCGGGCACGCCCGTGATCGTGGACTACTACGCATCATGAGCGGCGAACGACACCCCCGGGTCTGGACGACCGCAGAAGCAGGCCGCTACGTCGGCGACGGACACCCCGACGCGGTGCTGCTCGCCGCCGGCGTGGCCGGCACCCTGCCGACGGACTTCGACCCCGCCACGTTCGAGGCCACCGTCGAAGCCTGGCCCACCGACGAGGTCGAGCTCGACGAGGTCGAGGCCGACGAGGTCGAGGCCGACGAGGTCGACGAGGTCGAGGCCGACGAGGTCGAGGCCGACGTCGAGAAGCCCGCACGCGGCAACCGCCGCAAGTAGCCGACTGGAGGTGTGCCCGTGTTCATGACCCCGTTCTCCCAGCGCGTGATCGCGGGCACCACCACCACGGTCGGTTGGCGCCAGATCAACGGGCTCGGCGAGCCTGCTGATCCTGGCACGGTGACGGTTAACGTCACCCGGGCCGATGGCACCGTGCTCGTCACTGGTGCCGCCACAACGGGCACCGATGACGGCGAGCGCACCTACAGCCTGTCCCAGGCGCAGACGGCGATCCTGGACCGGCTGACGGTCGACTGGGTCGTCTCCGGGGTCACGGTCGCGACGAC